CAGAGCGAGATACGGGTGTTTATGCTGTGACCTTCCGCTTTTATACATGATGCCACGAATATAGTCCCATCTTGCCTGTACCGAAGCCGTTTTGTAATCATGCGGAATCCTTGCGGGCTGTTTTGTACGGCTACATGTTATTTTACGTCTGTTTTCGTCCGATATACCCCGAATATACCAGAATCCGTTTTTTGACTGATTTATCTTGCATCCCATTGCGCGGAACATTCTATGCAGGTAGATGTCCGTTTCCAGTCTCACGCCAATTTTCTCGAACTCCCAGAATCCAGTACCGCTAATGTAGCCGAGAACGAACGGATGCAGCGGCAGGTCAACCGATGTTATTTTCTCATTCATTTCGACCTCTCCGCACAGAGGAATCTCCACGAAATCATGTTTTCCTTTTCTGAGCGACAGCGGGTAAGGCTTGTCAATAGCGTAGTTATCCATGATTTGCCTTGCAGTCATTTCGTGGAAATCCTCAGTCTGTTTTGTTCTTGCCCAGAACCTGTGATTATCCATGCACGTTACTGTAGTTCCATCGTCGAAGTGGAACACATAAACCGTATTTTCACCCTGTTCATGTATTCCGCTGACTTTCTGCACTCCGTTATATGGTGTGCAGATTAAGTCACCCACTTCGAGATTTCCCATCAATCTGAAGCCCGATGGTGTTGCGACGGGCGTAGAATATGGATTAGCCTTGCCTCCGCCACGGTTTCCCCCGAAGACGATGATGTCAACGGTGCTACTCAATCCAATTTCCTGTGCGCCTTTTTGAGCGATGAAGTAGTTTGAGTTTTTCTTGTTGCTCTCCCTCTCCCTTAGTTGCTCAACAAAAGCTTGCGAGTAGATTGGTTTGCCGTCGAGTGTATATAGCCCTGTAAAACCTTCCATAAATTACAATGTCTTAATATTTTGCTGACAAAATTAGGAATAAACGTTACAAAATCTATTATTTCAGATGGAAATACAGGACTTTAATCTTAAAAACATAAGATTTCCAAAATAAATGTCAGATATTTTTGCGATTTCTCTCTATATTTGCGGAAAATTGTTTACAAAAGCAGGTGAGACCCACCTGTTACAACCAACACAAAAACTATTTTTTATGGAGAAAGACATTCTCATTCAAGGTCTACGTGACCGCATCGGAGAAGACGATGCAAAAGTAATCAGTGACAAGACATTTGACGGTGTTGCCACGGAAGTTCTCAGTTCGTTTGCCGATGATTCCAAGATCACGGACGAGACGTGGAAGTTGCCTGTAGCTCTTTTGAAGCAGTTTGCAGGTCAGAAGCGTTTCGACGAGAAAACATTTACTGAGAAGTTCAAGGTTGACTATGCCAAGGAGTATGCGACCCAGCATGAGAAAGATGTTGAGACTCGTATTCAGACGGCTGTAGCCAAGGCATTGGAAGACTACAAGAAGGCACACCCCGAAAAGAAAGTTGACGATGCAGGTGGCAGTGGTGGCACTGGCACTGACGATCTGGAATCGAAGGTAAATGCCGCAGTAGCGAAAGCACTGGAAGGTATTACCGGGAAGGACAGTGAGTTAAGCAAGTCACTTGCGAGCATCAACAGCTTTGTGAAGTCACAGCAGGAGCGGGAGAAAACCGAAGTCCTGAACCGCGTTAAAACCCAGCTCAAAGAACACCTGAAAGCCCTGAAGGCGAACAACGAGGCATGTATTGACGATGCTCTTGATGACATCGACTACGGTGAGAACCCGACCTTCGATGGTCTGAAACAATCTGTCATTTCAGCCTACGAGAAACGCTACAAGCGTTACTATGCCGACGGTGGCAAGCCCTTTGGTGGAGACAGCACTGGCGGCACAGGTGGTAGCAACAACTACGTTAAAGAGCGTATAGAGCAGTTGAAGAAAGAGGCTGCTGAGAACGCGAACTATGCCACCGAAATCGAGAAGACGTTTGTTTAGTCCTTGCGGGGAAACCGCAAGGCGCGACCGCAAGGCGCGACCGCAAGGCGCGAACAAGCTCTCAACCAACACAAAAAAAAATTAACAACACAAAAACAAAAGTAACATGAAACAAGGTACTATCAACAACTACATTAAGTTCAGTAAGAACTTTGGTGGTGTTCGCAAGTGCTACGAAGGTAAGCCAGAGATTGCCGTTGGCGGTTTCATGTGCGAACCCGAACTCATGCCTGCCTATCCTAACGTGATGGCCGCTGGTACTCTCGTTAAGTACGACGAGACCAAGGGTGTCCGTTCAATCGTTCCTCTCTACACTTTCAAGGTAAAGTCGGTTGATTCTGTCAACTCGAAGATTACCGTTGAGAAGTATGAGACTGGAACTATTGCCAAGGTAGGCATGAAACTGATTGTCGTAGGTGACAATCTCACTCAGTCTGCTACTTACGTTTACACCGTTTCTGCCATCGACAGCAGCAAAGACGATGTTGACGTGCTCACTGTTGACGCTGTAACAGGCGTAACAGAGGGTGCAGTATTGGCAGAGTGTGAGACTACGACCACTGGCACAGGACAGGATGCCGTTACCTCTAATCTGGTAAAGGTCATTCCCAATGGTCTGACCTATTGTGACAACGTGCTCGACCCCGATGCTTATGCCATCGACATCGATCCCGTCTATTTCAGCATTCGCCCCGTTCTGGAGCGTCGTATGCCGCCTCTGACTGAAAGCCTGAAGAAGGCTCTCCGCGACAACGGTTGCTACTTCAATTTCTCGCCCCGCGTGTAAACTAAAAAAGGAGATTAGATTATGAGAGACATGAATCTTTACGGCATCAGTGGTCTTCATCAGTATGTAGACGCTGAGAACTTCGGTCTGATCCTCGACAATGCAAACGCCAAGTACAACCGTGCTATGTGGCGTCAGTTTGCAACGTGGGGAAAGCCGACAGACGACCGCGAGTGGAAGCAGGGTATCAAGAAGACCCCAATTCTGGTACGTGCCAGCATCCTCGGTACTCATTCTGAGAAACCGCAGCGCAGCACCATCGGATGGGAGTTCTACGGTGGAACACTGCCTCAGTTGGGTCACGGTTTCAACATCACTCAGGATGATATGATTGAACTCCGTAAGAGTGCGAAACTCGCTGATATGACTTTCGGCGAGGCTCTGACGGACAGTTTCATTCTGAACACTGACGCGATGCTCGGCGGTGTTCACAACGAACTCACTTACATGGTCATGCAGGCTATGTCAACTGGTGAGATTCACGATGTTGCCGTTGACGGTGCTCGTTACGACTTCAAGTTCCAGATTCCTGACGAGAACTTCCTTGCACCAGACAACGGTAAGGAGTGGTATATTTGGGACACCTCTGGTGCAACTCCCAAACTCGTTGCCAATCCGAATGCAGATGTGATTGAGGACATTCTGACTTTCCAGAAGTATCTTACCGACACTCTTAGTCTCGGTGTTGACCACTGGAAGTTGTCGAAAGACCTGCTGGATAAGATTGTCCTGCATCCTTCCGTGATAGATGCTTTCAAGGGTAGCAAGAACTACTACCATCCTGAGAGCGTGAAGGTTGACCGTGCCGAACTTTTGGGCTGGCTGCATACTTCTATGAAGATATGGCCGTTCCAGGAGATTGACTTCAAGTCACGTCACGAGGAAGATGGCAAGCCCGTTGCCGATGAACCTTCCTTCGACATTCACAACATGGTTGCTGCGAGCCGTGCTTACCGTCCTTTCGAGATTAAGTGCATGAACTCTATCTTGAAAGACCGTAGCAAGGCGGGTGCTCACAACGACAGCGTGCGTACCCACTTCGTAGAGGACCGTATTGCCGTTCAGAATGTTTGGCAGGATCGTCCGATGCTCAACATCGTTGACTGTGAACTGTACGCAGGCCCCGTATTCAACAATGTGCGTGACTACGCCATTGCATCGGTCTGGAAAGACTACGAGGGTTAAACTCTAAGTGACTTGATACTATGCCGATAGCATGTAACTACACGATAGAGACCTACCTGAGAGGCAAAGTCCGTAACGTTGAAGTTACGGACGCTGCCATTCAGAGCATTCTCGCAGAGTTGGAGATTGATGATGATGCAGAGTTTGCCCGTTTGAGTCAGAAGCAGAAAGATTTGGCTTTGGCTGGACTTTATGCTTGGATATGGACGAGTCCTTCTCAATCGTCAAAAGTTTCCGATGAAGACGGTGACTGGTCTCACAGTGAAGGCGGTGAACAGATGTCGGCAGCTGCATTGAATCGTTATTTGCGTTTGGCCAATGCCATCTACAAGAAATATGGTATGCCGCTGCTTGACGGAGGCCGTTGGGGTTTCAAGGGCAGTGGTTTCCATAAGATCCGTAAAACTTTATAGCCGTCACTGAGCGACGGTCTACACGAAACGTTATGACAAGAGTAAAGAACCCCCGCTTTCCTCATACCTGCAAGATTA